CCCATTCCTGTTCGCGATCAACCCAGGCGGGTCGGTGCCGTCGAACCCACTGCCCATTGCCTTTCCAAACATGAACGGCAGTGAGCCGGGTACGAAGGCTGATCTCTACTACTTCGACCTCGCCATTGGTAACTGGAACGTCTGGGGCACGGGGACCGTCAGCGTTGACGGGAAACAGGTGGTGAGCGATCCTGGCTTCGGCCTGCCGAGGCTCGCGTGGCATTCGCAATGTGATCCGCCTTGCCTTTAGTGAACGTCTCAACGCCGCCAACAGGAATGCGCATATTCGTCGTCACCGCTGCTGTTGTCCCAATATCGAAATGAACGCAAACATCATTCGGGCCAGCGTTATACAACCGGATCGAATCGTTGTCTTTGTTAATAACAACATTCGTTGAACCTGATGTTGTTGTCGCGGCCAAAGGCCCGGCATCGTTCGTCGGAAGGAACGGGATTAAGATATTTGCCATTTTTTACTTAGAAAATTTGAGGGTAAGCAGACTGGATCGCAGCTTGATAAAGTGGACGTTGCGCCTCTTGGCCTGCATCATTCGGATGCGTTCCGTCAGTTGTCATTGATGTGATATAACGCGCTGGCGTGGCCTGGTCGCTCAGTACGCTGTCGGAGTTAATCAACGTGATTCCGCGAGATGCACACAACGAAATCACCTCGTCGCGCCATCCCTTGCGTAAATTATCAGCAGTCGAATTCCATGCCGCTGTCGTCTCTGCCGTCCCAGTCTCGATAATCGGCACCACACCGTATTGCGCGTATAAATCGAGCGCTTGATATAGATTCCCGCGATTGACAGCGATGGTTGCCGCCGTCGGTGTTCCATCGTTGCGTGAGAATGATTGATAGATGCCAACCTGAGGCCGCGCACCCGCAATGAGCATGTCTCTCAATCGGGTGACGAACTGAGTTGTTGTCGTACTCGGAACAGAGGCGTTTTGCCAGAAAACAGGCTGTGCAGCGGTACTGATCGTTGCGCATGCAAGATGCCCTGCGCCTACCATGTCCAGAGAACCGCCGCCGCCCCACATGATTGAGTCGCCAACACCGCACACTGTCAATACGTTAGTCTGCGCAGCGAATTCGAATTCAATGATCGGCGTCAGACTGGTTGTCGCGTCATAGCCCGTATAACCCGCGTAATTTGATGAGACATAATCGCCAGCAGCAACTGCACACAACACATATCTATTTTTGATGAGCGCATTCGCAGCAGACTCGTTCCATTGCGCTAGAGTTGTAGAGCCGCCTGAGAAACTGAACGGCGCGGTAGCGATATAGCAGCGTGAATGAAATGGATATAAACCTGTTCCGCTTGACGCAACGACACCTGCCACATTCGCCCAGTCCGAATACGTGATACTCGGACGATTCGCGGCAGTTCGCGCAGGAATCGTCACTGACGTAGCGCCGTTGAACGTCACAGCAACCGGTGAGCCCGTACTAATCGGCGTCGTTACGTTTGTGCTCGGTGCGAACGCCAGGTTATTGAGCGTGTATGCCGCTGACTCTTGATTTCTGATCACAGCTCGGACAGCCACATATGGCACATCCACCATGAATGCTACATGCCAGCTTCCGCCGCTATATGTCGGAGAAACCGCCGTTTGAAATTGCTGGCCGAATGCAACGACAGCGCGATTGCCCTTGTTTCGTCCGAGCGTGACAGGACGAACCCCGCGCAACATCTAGCAGCCCTTTTTACCAGGTTTAGGCATCGGCTTGGGCATTGGTTTAGCTGGCTTTTTCATGATTTTTCTGCCTTAAATATTGTAGATTCACGCACTTCAAATTCAGTCCAGGACAGGACGGTATGAACCTCTTCGAAAGAGAGTCCATCCAGACATTCCAGGAGACGCTGCTTTACTTCAATCAATTCTTGTCGACGCTTATCCTCTGCGCGGATTACATCTCCGAGTTTGCCGGCAGGATAGGTATCCTCCAGCCCAGCCAGCGAGCCTATTAGCGTCTTTTTTACTAAATCAATGTGCCTGTCTGCATCCGATGTCATATCGCGTCCTGGAAATAAAAAAGCCCCGCGATTGCAGGGCTTGAATTGAGTTTTGATTGGTTACAGCATGACTGTCATGCGCGCCCCATTTTCGGATATTTTAGTGCTGCGCCCCATGTTGCAGCGCCATCGCTTGCGAACGTCAGCAACCAGGCATCCGCGAGATTTGGCGACTTGACGCCACGTGCTTTCATCTCTGATTTACTCTCGACTTTGATATCACCATTACTCAGAATTGAATATTTCGGCGTTGTGAGTTCACCGATCAATTCCTCGTCGTCCAGCAACTTGCAATCCAATGCCTCTAGCCACTCGCGGCCCTTAAACCATATCTCGTCTCGCAATCGGCTGTACTGCGCACCACCGGCATTGACTGCTGCCGACTCTGCGACGTTGACGCCGTAGACTGGCAAATTCAACTCTTTGAGCCGATCAACGACACCAGCTCCGATGCCGATCACATCCACATTAATCGATGCCGGACGATCAGCGGCAGGCGTTACATCCCATTCCGATTTAATCAGTCCACACGTTTGCATCGTGTCTTTGCCGTACCACTCGACGCATTTAGCCAACTGATGATTGCCGCGACGTTTTGCCAACGCTGTGGAGTCATCGCCGAATCGAGCAACATCTAGCCCCCAGACGATCGGCGCTCCCTCTTTGAGCATCACATCACGATTGATTGCGGACTCGCACAGTTCGAGCGGAATCACACCGTCAGCAGCCGCCGCGAACTCGCCTTGTACGCGTACTTTGTAGATGCTCGATTGACGGCCGTATTTCTTAGCCATGCTCTCGATGTACTCTTTTGCAACACGCTTGCAGTTCTCGCCATTAACTTGCAACGTGCCCCACATCGATCTCATTTTGTGATGCGAGTCGTAGAAATAGCCGGATTGACGCGTAGGATTCGCAGCCATCACGACGAACGCGCCCTCAGTTGACAGAGCGCCCTCGGCAACCTCAAACACGTTATCCGATACGCCAGACGCCTCATCGATCAGAAATAGGATATTGTCAGCGTGGAAACCTTGAAGCGCCTCAGGCTTTTCCGGCCTTGATGTGCGAGGAACAGCAAACGATTCGGACGGCGCAGAACGCATCTTGAACGCGCTTTGTGTCCATTCGAATTCAGCCGCCAGGCTAGGCAATGTCTCGCCTAATTTGCGATGCCATTTCGCCAGCTCGGCCCACAGCACGTCATCCAACTGATGCCCAGTCGGCGCAGTCGCAGGAATCTTGCACGGGAAATAGCATGACATGAACCACAGAATGCACCAGCTCATAAACGCTGATTTACCTACGCCGTGCCCTGAGCGCACAGATAATTTGCGTCGCTCGACGAGCAGTTTCGATGCAGTCCACTGCCACTCGTCAGGATCTGCGCCCATCGCCTCCTGCGCAAACAATGCTGGGCCACCATCTCGCCAGCGTTTGATTGCCGCCTGAATATGGTTCATTCTTTCGATTTGTCGAGCGCTGCTATTTCGGCGGCAAGCGTTGTAACTCTTGCATTAATGTCCAACTTGTCCGTGAACATTTTGATATGCCGCCCCAGCAATTCAGCGCCCTTCAGAACCGCGTTAGCGTCGAACGTGAATGCAGGCTTCATTTCAGCCTCATCGCCGTCGCCCACTTTTACATAAACCTGCTCGCCCTTACGATCCAGAACCGGATGCGCTTGTTTGCAGCGCTCGACAGTCTCTTTGATCGTCGATAACACGTAATAGGAATCGATTTGAACGGCTTCAGAGCGTTTTTGCATCGCTCCTGATACCGCAGATGCTATGTTTGGTTTTGTTAGGTTCTCACAGCCTATAAGCCGCGCAGAATCAGGACTATAACCAGCGCGAATAGCGGCTTGCGTCGCATTCAAATCAATCAGGTATTCTTCGACGAATCGTCTCTGCTTATCCGTAAGCGTGTCTTTTTCGTCATTCACATCAATTCAGGGTTCGTTTCCGATTGTCCTGTCCATGTTATTGCGCAATCAGCAAACGCTAAGCGCCGTTATTCGATACAACACCGTATTTATTGGCATTTTATTGCTTGTCACGCAAAAATCAGAAGTGCTTATGCCAGAATTCCAATAGCGCCGCTTCAAAAAGCGCGTCTTTAAACTGCCCGCCTTCTCCATCGTCGTGCGCAATCCAAACACTTTTATCGTCCTGCCTGCATATGACGAACTGCCCCACCCGCACTTGCGGATATGTCGGATTGCCAATCTCATACATTCCTACGCTCACCTCGGCACCCTCATCCATCCATCGCAATCCCCATAGCACTGACGTATCGCAGTACAGATACGCGATAGACGCAGTAACCCCAATCCCATGAAAACATCCATCTCTATTTCGGCAGCTAATCCCGCAAATCTATTAATGTCGTTTGTCATATCTAAAAATAAATGTGGGGTTGTGTAAATAGTGGTTGCATGCACACCGAGTCGGTGCTATAGTTCCACTCATGGCAGCGCAATTCAGTGGTGCCGATAACCAGGAGAGCAACATGAACGCATATCAACTCTACGACGCAGCCTTTGACACAGCTAATGACTACGCAGAAAACACCATCGCTTATGTAAAGCAATACGCTGAAGGCGCGCTTGATACTCACGTTAGCGATGCTGTCGCACAAAAGATTGTCGATGCGCGCATCGATTACTTGAAAGCTACCGAATCAAATGGTGAGGGCCAAAATAATCTGTGGCACATCGTTCAGAAGCCACTCGAACAAATCGAGCTCTAATTAGATATTCACTGCCGCGTAGGCAGCCCGAAACGCCCCGTCATCGCGGGGATTTTCGCATTCAGGAATCATCATGAACACACCGAAACATCCAACACCTGCCGAGGTTCGTACTGCTCGCGGATCACTCACGCAGAAACAGGCCGCCGAACTAATCGGTAAAAAGTGGCGCACGTGGCAAAACTGGGAAACTGGCGTCAATAAAATGTCCCCGAACGATATGGAAATATTCTTGAGTCGGGCTTATAAAACACCTTGACTACACACCGAGTCGGTGCTACAATCTCTTCATCGGATCAGCAATCCAGCAGATCAAATAACCGGAGAAAATCATGAAAAACTCAAAACCAGCGGAAAAGGAACTTCAGATTACTCTCGCAGACAGCCGCATCAAAACAATCAACCTCGGTAAATTGCAAGATAACAAGATAGCGGAATGCTGCGCAAAGATTCTCGCCGAGCTTCAGGAGGAAGCGGTGCTCATCCACTCCCTGCTTCAGGGCGGCCTGGATCACGGCCTCCGCCTTCGCGGGATCGCCCTTGCGCATCGAGAGGTCGGCGAGCTGCCAGAGCACCTTGCCGTTCCGGGGATCGAGCTCCCGCGCGCGCTCG